ATGAATATTAAGAAAACACTTTTAGATGAGTCACTGCCACCTGACAACATGTCTGCTCGTTCTGCGACAGAAGTTGTTGAGCGTATGAAAGAGTTGGCTCAGAACTTAGGCTCTGCGTTTGGTCGATTGATCAACGAGACAATGGTTCCATTAGTTGCTAAGACATTAGAGGTTATGGATCAAAACGGCATGATCACTCTGCCACTAAAAGTCGATGGCTTAGAAGTTAAGGTAACACCTACTTCGCCATTAGCAGCCGCTCAGAACATGGAAGAAGTAAACAGCATCATGCAGTTTGCACAAGTCGCACAAGCAATGGGGCCTGAAGGGCAACTTGCTATTAAGACAGGCGATATGATTGACTACATTGCAGACAAGATGGGCGTACCGGCGTCTATTCGTACAACGCCTATGGAACGTCAACAAATGATGCAAGAAGCGCAGCAGATGGCAATGGCAGTCCAGCAGGCTCAAATGCAAGGTGCAGCTCCACAGCAAGCAGCAGAACAAACGGCTGAAGGAATGATGTAATGAGCGGATGGGATGATATGGAGCCAGTAGAAGCTCCACCCGTAGATCATAAACGAGATGACCTTGATATTCTAATTGCTCGTACATTCTCTACTGAGAATGGGCAAAAAGTGTTGGCATGGCTTCGAGAGACTTATCTTGAGAATCCAAGCTGGCAACCTGGAGCTGAAAGTAGCTACGGGTTCTACCGTGAAGGACAGAATGCTGTCATTCGCGACATTGAAAAACGTATCAAGAGGATTAAAGAATGAGCGAAACCGAAGAAAGCGGTGGCCTTTTAGACGGCGTTGAAATAGAAGCGTCTGAAGAAAGCACAACCCCTGCTGAAGCGGAGATCAGCCATGTGGCTGCTGACCCTGAAGCGGAAGCAGCAGAACCATTAGAGCGCCCAGATTGGTGGCCCGAAAAGTTCTGGCAACAGGACGAAAACGAGCCAATGCTCGAAGAGATCGCTAAGTCGTATGCAGAGCTAGAAAAGAAGTTCCGTAATGGTGATCACAAAGCCCCTGATGAGTACAAAATGGATGTCTTTGGCGAAATGCCAAGCGATGATCCGGTAGTAAGTACTTACCTTGATTGGGCTAAAAAGAACGGCATTAACCAAGATGCTTTCAATGAACTAGCTGAGCAAGTGCTGAAGTTAGGCGGGAATGAAGCCGAAGAGATTAAATACTCTATGGAGCAAGAACGTCAGGCACTTGGCCCGAATGCAGATGCCATCATTAAGAATATGGCAACCTGGGGCAAAGGCTTTGTTGATAAAGGTATCTGGGGTGCTGAAGACTATGAAGAGTTTAAGATTTGGGGCGGCACTGCCAACGGAATCAAAGCACTTCAGAAGCTTCGTTCGTCGTATGAAGGTCGTGTACCTGTAGAAACGGCTCCTTCTTCTGATATGCCATCGAAAGATGAGCTATATGAGATGGTAGGTAAGCCTGAGTATAAGAGTGATCCTGCATATCGACGTAAAGTTGAGAAACTTTTTGAGCAAGCATTTGGTCAATAAACAATAACCTAGCCCCCTTAGTTGGGGGCTTTTATTAGAAACTTGTTGCAAGTTTCTGTTTAGTGTATAAAATCATCTCAGGCTAATCGCGCAAGCGACCCTAAATGGTAGTGACCTACTCAACGGGCGAGTTGTAAAACGCAAGTTCAGGCCCACGCAATGTGGACAACCATAAGAGCGAAACTTTAACCGTAAATTATTGATCAGGAGATCACAATGGCAATTAATGTATCAAACGCCTTTGTTACACTGTTCGATGCGGAGGTTAAACAGGCTTACCAAGGTGAGTCTATGTTGCGTAATACCGTCCGTCTTCGTACTGGTGTAGAAGGTTCTACTCACAAGTTCCCTAAAATTGGCAAAGGCGTAGCTCAAGTTCGTGTTCCACAAACTGACGTTACTCCAATGAATGTTGATTACTCTCAAGCAACTGTAACCTTGTCAGATTACATCGCTGCTGAGTACTCAGACATCTTCAACCAAGCTAAAATCAACTTCGACGAGCGTTCTGAGTTGGTTCAAGTTGTATCTAAGTCAATCGGTCGCCGTGCTGACCAGTTGATCATTGATGCACTTGACGCAGCTTCTACTTCTCTAACTGTTGCTTCTTCAATCGGTGGTGCTAACACCAACTTGAACATGGATAAGCTGTTAGAAGCTAAGAAGTTGATGGACGCTAACAACGTACCTGCTGAAGGTCGTCACATGTTGATCCACGCTAACAACCTTTCTGCGTTGTTGGGTGAAACTGAAGTGACTTCATCTGATTTCAACAGCGTTCGCGCATTGGTTTCAGGCGAAGTAAACACTTTCTTAGGCTTTAACTTCCACGTTATCGGTGATCGTGACGAGGGTGGTTTGACTCTTTCTTCTGGTGATCGTCAGTGTTTCGCATGGCATCAGTCATCTGTCGGTATGGCAGAAGGCATGGGTGTTCGCACTGAAATCAACTACATCCCAGAGAAGACTTCTCACCTTGTTGCATCTATGTTCTCTGCTGGTGCTGTTGGCATCGACGCAGAAGGCATCGTTGAAATCACTTGTGACGAAAACGGCGCATAATAGGGGGATATAGAAATGGCATATTCAAATACTGGCTGGACTACTGTTGCAGCACCTAAGCGTGGCAATGCTCCTAGCATCTACGCATACAAAACCACTGACGCTATTGCTGATGTGAATACTGAAGGCTACTTCAATACCTTGTCTGATACCCTTGAGGTAGGCGACTTGATCTATTGTGTAACTTCAACTGGTTCAACTGCTGTTTGCACACTTACTCAGGTTCTTTCGAACACTGGTGGTGTTGTAGACGTAGCAGATGGAACTACCTTAGCTGCAACTGATGGTGACTAATTAGTTGTTAAGCTGAATAGGCTGTTACTTCTGAAATATGGGGTAGCCGCCTTTTTCCTTACAGGAGCTAGAAATGGCATCAGGCGATACTGATTTAACAATCTGCTCAGACGCTCTCATCTTGTTAGGCGCAGCACCTATTTCTTCTTTTAATGAAGGAACAGATGAAGCAAATACTTGTGACCGTTTATACCCAGACGTAAGAGATTCTACGCTTCAGATGTACCCCTGGGCGTTTTCCTTTAAGAAGGTTCAGTTAGCTAAAACAACTAACACTCCGGTAAACGAGTGGAAGTATGAATATCAGTTACCTTCTGATCGTATTGGCCCTCCAAGGGCTGTTTTTGATAGTACTTCTGTTGGCGCTCGACCTTTCCAGAAATGGGAACGATATGGCGACAAGATTTTAACTAATGCAGAAACTATCGTTATTGATTATCAATTCTCTGTTTCAGAAGCAAATATGCCAGCTTGGTTTGTTCAGCTTATGAAATATCAAATGGCTTGGCATTTAGCTGAGCCTATTACTGACCAAGTGAGTAAAACTGACTTTTGGAAAACTGTTGCTATGGGTTCTCCAGGTGAGAATAATCGTGGTGGCTATATGCGTACAGCTATGGGCATTGACGGTCAAGGCAATACTCCACAGTCTATTGAAGACTATAGCTTGATTGCGGTACGTTACTAATGGCTAAATATGTCGATATTCAAACGAACTTTACGAGCGGAGAGATTGATCCGTTATTGCGTTCGCGTATTGACATCAAGCAGTACCAGAACGGCGCATCAAAGCTAACCAATGTGTTTGTGCAGCCTCAAGGCGGTGTTAAGCGTCGCCCTGGCTTAAAGCACATTTATGAGTTTCCAACGCCAATATCAGAGCCATCAGCGCAAAACTGTGCGTTAATCCCTTTTGAATTTAGCGTTGATGATAGCTATATGCTGTTATTTTATAACGGCTATATGTATCCATTTAAAGATAATGAACTTGTTGGCGACATTAATGGTGCTGGTAATGACGGTTATAATTTATTAGCTGTAGGCTGGCAATCGGTTCCTTATGATGAGATGTCATGGACTCAATCTGCTGATACATTAATCCTTTGTCATCCAGACTACAGACCAATAAAAATAGTTCGTACTTCTGACAATGATTGGAGGGCTAGTTACCTTAGCTTTTCAAGCATTCCTAAGTATCCATATACGTTATATAACAATAATCCATCAGGAACTTTAACGCCTGATGAGATTAGCGGAACAGTTACCTTAACAGCGTCTTCTGGCACATTCCATAGTGGAACATCGCCTGATACAGGCTCCCTCAACGCAATGGATTTTGCTGCAAGCGCGTCAAGTACTGATGACTATTATAATGGATTTTATGTTGAACTAACTGGTGGTACAGGGTCAGGTCAAATAAGACTAATTACTAACTATATTGGTTCTGGCAAAGTAGCTTTTGTTGATGAGAATTGGGATACGATCCCAGATGCAACAACCACTTATTCTGTTAAGCAATTTACGCCACAATCTGTAGGACAGTATGTAAATGCAGTACCGCAAGGTCGATTAAAAATCGTTGAGTACATTTCAGCAACCTCAGTTAAAGGCAGAACAGAAGTACCATTTTTTAGCACAGATGCTATCGCTCAAGGTGATTGGGATATTGAGACTGGCTATGAAGATGTTTGGTCTACCTCAAAAG